GGGGCCGTATACCAGACTAATAGTCTGGCCCGTGCACTGGGACTTAATAAATGTGCACCGTTTTTAAGATTGTGTATTACTACTTTCGCTTCTTCGTTAGTTAGCTAACTAAGACATTCGTCTGTACAAGCTAATGTCTTAGATCAGTGCATGTCACTAACGCAAATTTGTAATACTATGTACGTTTTATATATTGATCTTATTTTTATATACTGTCAACATAAGATCAGTGATGACAGCTTGAGCGCTATGGGCAATATCGTTGCAGTGACTCATAACACGTGCTGGAGTGTCCTGTGATTTGTAACAATCACGGATAGTCAGCATGGTTGCAGCCTTAGCCGCAGGTAGGTAATCAGCTGGGACTGTGGCCGCATAAAAGGAGGGTAGCCGATAACCTGCCTCGAGGATGGCATTAACAACTTGCTCTGGTAAGATCGAGTTCATCCGCCCAATTGCTGCATCCCTAGCGTGGACTCGACTAAGTACCTGTCGGACCGTTAGCCGCTCCAGGGTCTGTGAGTCGCGTAGGTCGTGTAGGATGGCGGGGGTTATCGAGCCTAAACCGAGAGCGCGGCCAATAGCACGGTCTACCTCATGTTCAACATCAGGCAAGTCAAAGTCTTCGATGTCTTCCGGCGGCGAGTCCATAAAGAAGCGGAAGCGCTCAGTAGCGACCTTGACCACATTAGCGTCGATGACTTCGGCGTAGGGCGTTGTGGGGTTCTTTACCCTTCCGAGGTTGTTTAGCCATTCAATGTGGTCAGCATAGGCATTGCGCGCGATATTCTCTGCGGCGGCATGCCGATATGTATCCACATTTTGTGTAGCTGCATCGATGAAATCTGTGTGTAGGGCGCTATACCGGTCGCAGGTTATCCGAGCCTCGTTGAAACGGTTGAATACTAGCTTCATAGCTGCGTGGACTCCGTGGTGCGGAGCACCTTCTAGAGACCACGGTGCGCGGATGACAGGCCAAGCCCGCGCATGGGGTAACTTGTTATAAGTGTGTTGTCCATAATAATATGCCCCGAAACCACCGTCAGAACACTTGGCATATAATGCGTCAACGTTCGTAAGATGGACTGTTCTATCGGAACCGTCAGGCCGCTGGGTTTTAACACTGGCGAAGTGCAACAGGAGGGGGGTTTGTAGATTTGCGCAGAACTGGGGGGAAGCTCCACGACGTACCAACATTTGCAGAGCCTCACAAGATCCAGTAGTATAGGCTAAACCATTATCGCGGACTGGTGCCTGCAAGTCACTAGATACAAAGCTGCCTATCGCTCGGTTGATGCAACCCCATAATTCATCCCCTATCCCTAGTATGCGGAGGAATTCATTTACATCACCTATCAACTGTTTCCCGGGCTGCATTTGCATCCCAGTTAGTGTCATTGATCTTATATACAACAGAGCGCAAAGTAGGACCCTGAATGCTGCGTCGCCATCGTCACCATTCTTACGAATCTTCCCCAATGGTTTGTGGCCGGCAATGTGTTCGACTTCGTCTTGGTGAATGCTATCGTGCAAATCATTCATGAAGTTGTTGATGAAACTGGTCGTCCCCCAACCGCTACTAAGTCCTTGGAAGACCATATGATACATACCATCACCACCCACTTCCCGGACATACATGCGATCGATGTTAGCAACCATCCACTCGCAACACTTGTGGATATGGCCTGCATAGTTAAGACCATTCCAGTCGCCCTTTCCTGACTGAGACTTGGCTGCCTCACCGATTTTAGCGTATACCCTCTGCATAAGGTAACGGAGGTGGGCCCAATTAAAGTCATCGTAGTCAGTAGCTATTGTACCCAGACCGCGTGCTTTCCGCAGTCTGCGTTCTTGATGATCACAGAAAACTTTCCACCTGGAACTTCCAAGGGTCAGTGTGCTATTGGACTCATAGAATTGTATCTCTAGGAAATGCATTATCTGCGCTTCTACGGACCATTGTGGGGGCTGCCCAGGTATTATCTGTCTTAACTTCGGACCTGGTTCAGTCTTGACTTGTGCATCGTGTAACATATACGGTTCTAGCTCAAGTACCTCCCACAGCTGCTCGATAGGCTGACTGTCTAGCCATAATCTCTTGTGCGCATTGTGTAGGTCATCAAGGAACTCGTGAAGGTCATGCTTACTACTACCCAGGGATCCGAGTGGAGCTACTTTTATGAAAGAAGCTTTAAATTCTTCTGGTGTGTAGTGGTGGTGAGAAGCAAAGGCAGCACTCGCGACATCGTGCAGGCGTTTGTATACGGGTTCAGCTGCACGAAGCCAAGCCATAGTTTGACGTAATGACTCTGACTCACGCATCTTGAGGCCGTAGGGACTGGGTGTGACAGCTCTTTTTTCTACGTAACCATCAAAGCCAAGTAAATTATCCTGTGCCCGGCCCCCAAGTTGATCACAATACATTATGAATTGCCTGGGTATCTGTAGCTCGTTCAGTGGTTTGTTGTGGGTAGAGGGGTCGAGAATTGTGAGGGCAGGGACGCGCACTTTACGCATGAAATATGGGATGTTACCTGTTCGTCGGAGGATATTGTGGCAAGCCTTGTTGATTTTAACTGGCAATTTGAGCCCGACGCAGTAGACGCCGTGGTTGAGGAGACCGAAAATGTAAGGCCTAGCCTCAACGTTCATACCAAGACATAATGCTAAGCCTGCGAAGGCTTGAAGCCCTACTCCCCCTGTGTTGTCGAGGAGGCAGGCGACCCCGTCCGTACCAATATCCTTAACTAACACCAACATTATTGTTGCTAGTTCTTCCCACTGTATACGGGTGCGGGACAACAAATCTCCATCACTGTAAGGGTATAGGATTTTGAGCGATTCTACCAGCGCAACTCGATCATAAGCTGCACGAACCAGCTCGAGCATAACCCTGTTACGCGCAGACCGATTTCGACCTTGGACATCGGAGCGTTTAGCATGATCCGCAATTCGCGCCGGGTCGAGCGCACGTTCCACTTGTTCACGTTGAGTACGCTTAAGCCTAGCTGTTGTTTGAAAATCAGCAAATTCATGAACTAGGGCGCTACGTGCGCTAACTTTCTTAACTAAATTGGCGTAGCGCCGTTGTCCAAAGGCTTTACTGCGGTGTTTGGTTCGTAGTGTACCAAGCAGAGGCGCTGTCAACCCGATTTTGAGGGTTGCCGGTTGTGCTGCATACGTGGCTCGTAGCTCCTTGGCGCACCTCCACGCTGCCTTATAGGACATAAACTTACGATAGTAGATAACCATGGCATGGTGAGTCACATCCACGGGGGTACCCTTAAAATAGGCTGACCCACCGGAGTAGAGCCCAGGAGTGGTGTCCGTCTGGTTGGCTCGGCGGATAATTTGACCCGTGAGCCAACTTACCATGGGCGCCGGCGCCCGAACCACCAACCTTTCACTAACAGCCCGATCAAATAAGACGTTGAGGGGAGTGCTACTATACTCGTGTTTTCTTTTCTGACCTTGCTTGCTACGGAATAGCGTTTCAGCGTCCCACATGTGGAGCCCGTAATACCAGCTGTTCACGTGGGCCTTATCAAGGAGCGCCTCCCCTTCCCTATTATCTGTGAGTAACAGTGGGTCTAACTTATCGATTAGGGCAATAGCCCGATCAGTTAACTGCCCGGCGAAGGCGCAGTTCATAAACTGGTATAGGTCACGTGCGCTGAGCCTACCGGCGGCTACAGCATTACAAACCTCATCACAGGCAGGCAGCATTATCTCATACTCGTGGTGGGCAATCTTGATGTTGCGCGACCACCTTGTACAAATTTTTGCGTATTGAGGGAACAGTCTCTGAAAACGCTCTGACATTAAATTAGTTTCAGAATGAATAGGGTAATTAAGGGAAGAATTTGTCGCCAGCGTCCACCCCACACCACGGGGAGGTTTCTTCACGTGGGGCGCCATCCCCAAGCAACTCACTTGGAGTAATAGGTCGGTGACTTTGCTAACCTGACTCATAACGCTACGAGGGGTGTGCTCAGTCGGTGGACAACTCTGTACACTGCTACCGAGGCCAACTGCACCCATCAGCCTAACATTAGGCTGCTGTGATACAATCGGCAAAAGGCTGCTCTTAGCTCTAACCCCTAAACCGTCCTCACCACCAGTGCCGGACGACCGGGCTCTGACCCCTGGTAGCTCTGATTGCGTGCAGTCATCGGCATCGAACAGTAATCCGTCCGTAGTACAAACTAGGGCACGCAATGCGGGCATACTCAGTGAAAAGAGCGTAGTCGCTCGCCTGGGGGTAAGTTGAGTGTAGAGGGCTAGGTTCCCACCCGGACCACTTGGAGGGGCAACCACACCGGGCCAATAAATATTATAAATAGCCCTGCTCAACAGGGACGCTCTGTCTCGATGGATGGGGGTATAAGGGAAGGTGGGGTATACAGGCTGCTTACGATTTCGGTAAGCTAAACCACAAGAGAACGACAAACTAGCGCGTTCCCTAGGGATGCTGGGCCACTTCAAAAACCCGAATGAGATAATGCTTCATAATATGGGTCTTTGCGGTCTAACAGCCTCGCATGCTGCTGCCCTAACACAACGCTGCTGGTTGCAGGTGGTGTACCACTAGCTTGCTCAGCCATGGCTAATAGGACCTTCGCAATGTCGTGGTGGTTAAACTCGCGCTTATTGACAGCACTAAAGGCGTTGACAAAGGTTCTCGGGTCATATCTCTCACCAGTCACAAGTTGAGGCCTGTCGTATACAAGGTACTCTGTATCCTTGTTCGATAAGCCGGGCACACTTGGTATAGGTAAAGCGGTGGCATTCATACCAGCCATATAGTCCATCATCCTACCGAATGATAACGATGTCCCAATCGATTTAATGGTTGTCGAAGGGTCATAGTCATTGGGATTTATCATGGTAGCTTGTGGGTCATACTTGCTCATAATAATAGGAATGCGACGTAACCAAGGCTTGAAGTGCCATGCCTCACACCGGTGCACAACCCGAGCATAGATGGAAGCTTGGTCATATATGTCACCATTGTTGTTCCATTCTTGGGCATATGGAAGATAGGAGATCAAGTTATTGGCATTACCCAGGTCCAAACCGATCGAGTTGCCTACTAGGAATCCGTTAGGTGGGTTATTTTGAAGGTGATCCAAGATATTCCCATCGTTATAAGCTGTACGTATAGTATCATTGATGTTGTAGTAGGCGGTCTCACCGCGCATGCGCTCAGTATTATTTGAGCCCTGCTTGCTATGCCAACCATAGGATCGATGGTACTCATGTTGGGTTTGCCCGAGATTGTTGACGTAGGAGTGGTTCCCAGTCTGGGCAACCATACCTCCAGCCATGCGGTTGATGACACGGTAGGCTATTCCATTAGCATCATACCCACGGGGACTGCTTGGGAACCGTCGATTGCTACCTGCCATACCGGGGGTTCCTTTGACAGGTCGCGCCTTGACAATAGGCCCGATGGGTGGCAGGGAAGAAACACGCTCCATCATGTGCATGCTATGAATTGTGCCGCGTTCGAGGAAGTCTAGATCACCAGCACCACTATACGGGTTAGCAGTGTAGGGGAGCTGGCTGCTATACCAACAACCGAACCATGTAGCAGCAGTTGGGGCGTAAGGGAAACTGTCACTCCGGCGTGTTGGCGAATTGCGGTACTGACTAAGAATTTCAAATTCCCGATTTGTAGCAAGACCAGTGGCAGGCCTGACCGAAATAATCATTCGTGGGCGGACTTTAAAGCCGGATAGGGACATCTGTATCGCATAACTTGCGAAGACATCCTCGTCACGGACCTCACTGCTGTTAGTGTGCCAATCACGCCAGGGGAAGCTCATGCCTGGAGTTATGGCCCCAAATAGCCTAAGGTTTTTTGGAAGCGCTCCTAAGCTGGTAGGCGCTCCGGGTAGGAGCATCTGGACTTGAAGTGGGTGCAAGACTTTCCATGTTAGTAACGGAAACTCACTGCAGTCAGAGTCAGCTATAGCAGGTGGGTATTGGAACGGAGTGTCATCGATGAACTCGATTTGCGACAGTCCAAGTGCAAATTCAGTACCAAAAGTGGTGGCATAACCACTTCTTTGGATTAGTTCATTAACGGAGGTAACGTAACTTGAGATTAAGTCATCTAAACTCCGATCGACAAAGTACTTATGAGTTGTGTTCATGATGAGTTGGTCGAGGTTAGTGTTACCAAACACCGGCGTGCCAGAAAGTCGACTGATGAGTGCAGAGTTGAGACCAAGTGCATCAGAAACCACATCCACAGCCGCGCGTTGTTGGGCCGCAATACACAAACCGACACGCAACGCATTTATGGGCTGCATAGCGGCAAAACGCTGAGCTAAAGTTATTGAAACAGTGTCGCTGTTATAATTATCAATACCCATCTTAGCGTCCCGTAACCGTCGGAGGCCCGCTGGGAAGAAAACATCCTTGTTTTCAATGACGTTGAAGAGCGGTAGAGACCAGTCTCTTTTTAAATACGCACCACGCCGAATGTGGTCAGGTATATCATCCTCATCTACAGCACCAGCTGCAGGAGAGTTGTAGCTGATCGTCAAGTTGAAGTCAGCGGCGGCGCCAACCCCAGCGTGTACCAGCCACCTACTATGGAAGTCATCGCTCAACCATATCATAAGTGCTTGTATTTCGCTTGTGGTCATCTGCCGTAGCACATTGCGGATAGCACTTTCTTGGTCACCTAGTAGTGGCTGGGCGGCGAAGAACTGGTACCAAAGCCCATCATCCACCCAGCGACCGGTGTCAGCTGGGGGGGCGGGTGGCTGGTACACAGCAAAGCTAGCTCTTACCACACCAGGGAAAATAGCCTGTATTATAGCCCAGGAGGGACCAGGGATAGCGTTGACACCACCGGCGGGTATCCAGAGATCGGGCTGTTCAGTGGGTACGGCGTTTATAGCCGCAAGTAGACCACCCCAAGCACGGGTACCCCTTACAGCGGCGTTGGTAGCGATATCGTAGCGCGGCCTTGTAACACGCATAAAACAGAGGCGGCGGCGCAATACCCCAAAAATCTCACTCCCGTTGTCGAAACGGTATTCTATAGGGGTAGGCAGGTGCATTATTGTTGGTGAGAAGAAGCGAACTTGGTGTTGTAATGCCCGTGTGTAGCCAACAATACAATCAGCACTCGATGCAAATAAGTGCAGCATGACTGCAATAGCATCGAGCCAACTTCTAGGAGCTCCGTGTAAGTTAGGGTCTAAACCCTGCCGGCCAACACGCAATACAAGCGGAGTCATGAGTACTAGCCGAGGGCGTTGATACCCCAAGTCAGACAGGAAACAATTCCTATTCTTAGGGTCAACCGGCCCAACCGCAACTGCACCAGCCTCACAAAAGTTAGCATTGGACACGAGGCCCAAGTAGACTTCGTGCAACCGTGCAAGGGGCTGGCGCCAATCAGAAGTCGCATTGATTGTGGGCAGGGTTGGCGTCTTAATTTGTCGCAATGGAAATATTGAGTAATTGGTGAGATCTCCACGAGGAAGGAACTCCGGGCACCCAGTAGTATTCCATTGATTTTGGACCGGGGCAGGGGCTGGCTGCATACGTCCCACTGCTTCCGCAGAGAATATGGATGCAACCACCTCATGTTCCGGGAGCAGAAAATCAAAAATGTGAGCTCGACCGAAACCAGGATGGTTGGCTCCAGGTCTAGCCGCAATTGGAGATGGTGGTATCGGTGCTGCGGTGGCACCAGTCAGTGTAGCAAAAAGGCCACACCAGAGTAGCTCATATATGCCTACCATACTAGCACCAGGTGCATCAGACACCGACCCCAAGATCTCACCAAGTGCAGCAGAATCTATTTGATTAGATAGAGCTGGGAAGATGGTCCGCAGTTCTCGCCCTAATTCATATGCCTTATCAGTCATCTCAACAGGTCGGGTGTTACCCGCTGGGATGAACCTGTCATGGTGATCTCCGGCGGCAAGATCAAAGGCTACAGTTGACACAAAAGAGGATGAGCCGTCGAGGATAGGTAAGGTGAGAAATGCGGTGGCCTCATCGGCATTAACCGCAAGCTCAATGTCATAATCCAATACATCAGCTCTCAAGGCATCAGTAATAGAAGAAAGTCCTTGGGCAGGTGAGCCGAAGGGTATCTTTTGTTCATGGTCCACATCTTGGCGCACATCGCTACTAGTAGATATGGTTAGAACAGTGTGCAAACGATCCATCGCCAGAGCAGCAGTGCGGAAATCACTAGTCAGTGATATTGTGTTACCGTCCTGCGGGGTTGAGGACACACCTATTGTAGCAAGTGCATCCTTAGAGGGAGGGGCGATTGCGTGAGGGTCGCGTGCCCGCTGCGCATAGCGGGGCCTGACCCCACCCATAATCTCCATCACCTGAGGGGCCGTGTTTGAAAATACAGTTGTGGTTTTCTTAGGCGGATCCGAAGGGGGGAGGGGGGGGGAGGGGACGGCTTCAGTATGTTCAGGAGCAGGAACCTCAGGAGTCGTTGCGTCTGTGGGAGCAGTGGCGTCCAATTCCGCAAGGGGTGCTGGATCTGTGGTCACCGCCCCACTCATAGCGCGTGGTGTATGTTGACGGAGGGCACATAGACCTTGGGTGAAGTACCTAACCTCTTGGGGGGGCTGTCCTTCATCAAGTTTCTTGAGCGCGTCCATATGGCCAACTTCGCCATTGGGTGTGTACATGAGAGTGATACTACACTCTGGTCCACCATGCATCCATCTCATGTCACGGCTGTGCCAAATGCCGACGGTGTGACGGTTGACATCGATGAGATCTTCGACACGGTAACCTTTTTTGGGGAGGGTTCGGGCTTTGGAACTCAAGTCGATTTGTTCATCCGGAGGTAGAACGGCATTAAGAGCGCGGGCAGTACACATCCCATCAGTGTTTTCGATGCAAATGGGATAGAAGCCCGGTGGGCACGTATGTGCACCTCGATCTAGCCATTTGTCGCGATACCCAATAGCGGCAGTTGGTGAGTAAACTCCCTTAGAGTAACGGAGGAGCTCGGTTATAACATGAGGCATCTCCTGGTCGACTATCTCAAAAGGGAAGCCTGATAGTGGGTACCATTGTGGGTTTGACACTTTACCCTGCTCCGTCTCAGGTACATTGATAATAATATCAATTTCGTCAGGAACATATACTGCGTGGTAGTTTACGACGAAATTATCGTGGGCTACGGTGCAGTAAAGTAAAGTGTCATAATTAATGATATCGACACCAATCTCCTCCATAATTTCACGTTGCAGACAGACAAGAAGGTCTTCATCAACGTGGAGCTTACCCCCAATACCAGCCCAACGCCCTCTTTGGTCTGGGGGGTTGGTCTCAGGCCCTCTTTGCGCCAACAGGACTGACCCTTTATGTATCAACATACCGACTTCAACATGGTATGGGACTTGTGGGTGAGCAATGGCGCTCAAAGTAACCTCATAGTGAAGGGAAGTAAGGGTAGGTGGAGTAATCTCAACACCAAACCTCTTATAAAGTGAACGTACTGCGAACAGCACTGTAGTAAGGACCACGCTCAGAAGAGCGATAGTAAAGTGTTTGGACCAAAGTCCCCCCGGGTTACTATCATAGTAACCCGGGGGGTTGGTAAACGGGGGGGTTGGGGCCTGTAGCAGGCGGAGGAGGAGGAGGATGAGGGCAGCTGGTCCGGGGTCAGACTTGCCCATCGCTGTAGCCCGATCGTAGCCCCCGCGGGCACGAGGGGGGTCGTGGGCGGCGGAGGGGAGAGGTGAGCGCACCCAGTCGCGCCACCGCTCATATAAGTCGTGCTCAGGGCACGACTGCAGACCAAGGTCTGCTAGGGCAGAGGCACGCTCTGCGGGGGTGAAGATCACCTTGGGCCATTTGGCCCGGATGGTTGGCCCACGCCGGGGGGCGAGTTTGGGTTGGTAGACAGCGGAGGGCTGCCACCGGACAGAAGCAAGGAGCTTCTGAGCCGCAACTTGTTGCGGGGAGCGGAACACGCTCACCACCCGCACTCCGATTTCGGAGAGGCGGGCGGCGCCGTGCTCACCCAGGGTGTAATCCCCAGGACTGTAGCGCTGCCAGCGCGCAAAGCGTCGGTTGACGCGAGGGGTAGCCTGCACATAGGTAGGCTGGCTGCGAACATTCGCAGCAGAAGCCCTCTTTGCGGGAGGGGCACGCGCCCGGGGCGCTCCACACTCTCGGTCCCGCTTATTAGGGCGGGGGACGACAGGCCGGGAGGGGGGGGAGAGGGGTGCCCGGGGTGGGCGCGTTGAACGCGACCCAAAGGCACAAGTTCCGCCTATTACGGGGCGGAGAAAGCGGGGGCAGCAGCGGAACTTTGTAAGCCGCCCTTTCTTGGTAGGGGCGGTGTAAGGTAAAACTACCTTACGTGGGGGGGGGGGGGAATTGGTTTAAGGATGTTTTTTCCAGGATTTGGGCCGTGGGTTGGGGGATCCCAATATTTTACCCCTTCCTTACCAAAAGGGTC